CCAAGCAAATCCCCTGCCCAAAAGCGTTTGATGCAAGCCGTGGCGCACAGCCCTGAGTTTGCCAAGAAGGTCGGGATACCGACGAAGGTGGGCAAGGAATTTGCCAAAGCTGACAAAACAATGAAGAACGGCGGAGTAGCGCAGTCTTTAAAAAAGGCTGGTTTTTATGAAGAAGGCAAGAGCAAGCCAGAGCGCCTGAAAATTGTTAATCAAGCTACGACTAAACCTGAAAGGGTAAAAATTGTGGAAAAAGTATTTTCAGGCAAGAAGATGAAAGACGGCGGTTTATACGCCAACATCCACGCCAAGCGAGAGCGCATCGCTGAGGGCTCTGGAGAGCGCATGAGAAAGGTTGGTTCTGCTGGCGCTCCGACTGCAAAAGCATTCAAAGAATCCGCAAAGACAGTCAAGATGAAAGAGGGTGGTGTATCGCTCTCAGTTGGTCGTGGAGAAAAACTTCCAACAAATCGTGGCGCAGGTCTTACGGAACGTGGACGAGAAAAGTATAATCGTGAGACAGGAAGCAACTTAAAAGCTCCCCAGCCGCAAGGCGGATCACGCAAGGACTCATTTTGCGCACGCATGCAGGGTGTTGTGGATAACTCTAAAGGACCCGCCGATCGTGCAAAAGCAAGCCTCAAACGATGGAAGTGTTGACATGGAAGACGTTGTACAGACAGCTCGTGAATTAGCAACACACGCTAATGAGATCAATCACTTGCAGGCAGACATGGATAGGGTTCTTCAGGAGCTGGAATCCATGAGTGCTACGGTAGATTCCATTAACCAAAAGCTAGATAGAGCGGAAGGCGGTTGGAAGACTCTTATCTGGATCGGTACGGCTGTGAGTGGGATTACGGGATTTATTGGTTACATAGTCGGACAAATTCGAGGATAGTATGACCACAAGCGGAACAGTTAGTCAGACTACAATCTCGGTGCAACAGCTTATCGACCACGGCGCTCGTCGTGCTGGAAAGCTTGCGGAAGAGCTGACTGTCGAGCAGGTGCAGGCGTCTAAGCAGAGTTTGTACTATTTGCTTTCAAGCCTCTCTAATTATGGCGTGAACTACTGGGCGATCAACAAAGTTATCGTCGGTCTTCAGCCAGACAAATTTGAATACTTTCTACCCGTTGGGACGGTCGATGTCTTAAACGCCAACTATCGCACCCTGACGAACATCTCAACAGGTGCGTACAGCACATCAGGAACGACGCTGAACGCTTTTAACGGCGTGGGTGACCTGATATGTCAACTGACCAATAATACGGGCTCTATCGGCATCTCAAACGGTACGAACAACCCTGTCTACATCAGTACGATCGGTATCTTGCCTGCTGTTTCAGGATCGGTGACTGTCAACCTGCAATATTCGCAAGACGGATCAACTTGGACGACGGTGTACGCCCCCGGAGCTACGACTTGGACGGCTGGAACATGGATTTATTACGACCTTGACCCCTCTGCAACCGCTCCATTTTGGCGGATTCAGCAGGTATCTGGCGTAAACATGGGGTTCCGTCAGGTCGTATTTGGCACAATGCCAATAGCGATCCCGATGGCACGCATGAACCGTGATGACTACTCTAGCCTGCCAAATCGCTCATTTACTGCGCTCAGACCGCTGCAGTATTGGTTTAATCGCACCATTCCTCAGCCTAATATGGAGGTTTGGCCCGTCCCGAACAGCATCCAACCGCAGCTCGAATTGTGGCTCAATAGGTACATTCAGGACGTCGGCGACTTGAGCGGCGAGATCGAGATTCCTCAATACTTCTACCTTGCAATCCAGTGGGGATTGGCACATCAGATGGCGTGCGAGTTGCCGCAGGTTGATGCGGGTCGGATCAAGTACTGTGAAGATCAATATGAAAAGCATTTCATGTTGGCTCAGAATGAGAACAGAGACAAGTCGCCGATCTTCTTGACGCCGAATTTAATGCCATACACAAGGTAAAGGGGGTATAAAATGCCCGTCTTCCTTGATACAATTGGCAACAGCACGCTGAGCATCTTTATCTGTGACAGATGTAAGATGAAAAGACCTTATAGCGACATGCGTCCAGACGGGAATATCCCCTCCATCAAGGTCTGCTCTGAGTCATGCAGTGATGAGTTTGACCCATATAGGTTACCAGCAAGGCAGCCTGAAAAGATTACGATACGTTTTCCTCGTCCAGATCTGGATGTTGCCGAGAATCACGACAACATAATCCTTGATCCAGACATGCAGAACAAAGACGACGTTGGCATTGCGACTGAGCAGGCTAACACACCGAATGACGGTAATTTAGATGTGCTTTCACCGTAGAGATTAAATATGGCAGACGTTCGGATTTCAGCCCTCCCCACCGCACAAAGCCCAATTTCAGGCAATGAGTTAGTCCCTATCGTACAGAATGGCTTGACGGTACAGACGACCGTTTCTGCAATTACACAAAGTCCGTCTCTTACACAGACATTTCTCACAGTCGGTCAGCAGCCTCAGTTACCCAATAGTCGATACATCGCTACTGGTACAGGCTTAGGCTTTACTGATGGCGGCGCACAGAACCCCTATACCCTCGCATTAAACGGTACAGCAGGCTCTCTAGAGGGCGCATCGACGGGTGTAGTGGTTAAGACTGCCCCAAACACGATCGCAGCTAGAACGCTCTCTACAAGTGGTAATGGCATATCCGTTGCTAATGGTGACGGAGTGTCGGGCAATCCCACGTTTCAGTTGACTGGAATCGCACAGGCTCTTGCTAATGCAACAGGCTCTGGTTTGCTTGCGTTGGGTTCGAGTACCACGGTATCTCCCGTCACTATTGTTGGTGTGGCGAATCAGATTTCCGTCCTAAATGGTGATGGATCTGGCAACCCAACGATCGGATTGTCTGATAACCCCATAGTGCCGGGCAACGCAGGTCTCGTGATCCCAACTGGCACGACCGCTCAGCGTGGTCTCGGATCCGATGGCGAATTTAGATATAACACTGACAGCGCAGTGTATGAAGGTTACGCAAGCGGCGCATGGAGGGAATTCTCCCTGACTGGTGGCGTGGTGACGTTCAGCGCAGGAACCACTGGTTTTGCCCCAAGCTCGCCCACATCAGGCGCAGTCGTTCTGAGTGGCGTTCTAAACAGCACGAGCGGCGGTACAGGCGCATCGGCACTGACTGGCTACCTTTACGGCAACGGTGCATCACCCGCTACAGCGTCTGCGACCATACCTACAACCGCTCTTTCTGGAACGATCACCAATGCGCAGTTAGCCAATAGCGCACTGACTGTCAACGGTACATTGATCTCGCTCGGCGGATCTGGAACGATCACAGCAGCCACACCTAATGCGCTGACGATTGGAACAGGATTAAGTGGCACGACCTACAACGGTGCGAACCCAGTCACGATTGCTATTTCGAATACAACGGTTGTTGCCAATTCATACGGATCATCTTCTGCTGTGCCGACCTTTACGGTCAACGCACAGGGTCAACTGACTGCAGCGTCAAACACAGCTATCTCGATCGCTTCAAGCGCAATCACTGATAAGGGTCTAGCAAACGGTATTGCGACGCTTGATGGTAGCGGCAAGGTTCCTATTTCAGAGCTTCCTTCGGCTGTTCTGGGGACTTTGAGCTATCAAGGCACATGGAACGCCTCTACAAACACTCCTACGCTTGCATCAGGTGTTGGCACAAAAGGCTACTACTACGTCGTATCGGTTGCAGGCTCGACTAACCTTGACGGTATAACCGATTGGAAAGTGGGCGATTGGGCTGTCTATAACGGCACAGCATGGCAAAAGGTCGACAACACTGATCAAGTGACAAGCGTCAACGGTTATACAGGCGCAGTTGTACTCTCTTACACAGACGTAGGCGCACCTTCTACGAGCGGAACAAACGCTACTGGAACATGGGCGATCGACGTCACAGGCAACGCTGCGACAGCAACATCCGCAACAACGTCGACAAACATCGCAGGCGGAGCGAGCGGATCAGTACCGTATCAATCGGCTTCTGGAACGACAGCGATGCTTGCTGCAGGTACTGATGGATACATCCTGCAGATGAGCTCAGGTCTCCCATCATGGCAGGCGGATGCAGCAAGAGTCTCATCGATTAGCTTCTCAACGACAGGTCTGACCCCAGCAACAGCTACAAGCGGCGCTGTGACTGTCGGCGGTACGTTGGTAGTGGCAAACGGTGGAACAGGTCTATCAACCGTAACCGCCAATCAAATCCTGTACGGAAATGGTACTGGAGCGCTCAATACATCAGCAAGCCTGACGTTTGATGGCACAACACTTTCGACGACGACAGTAGACGCCACAAACCTAGAGGTCACAAACCTCAAGGCAAAAGACGGTACAGCAGCGGGTTCTATTGCTGATGCCACAGGCGTAGTGACACTTGCAAGCTCAGTGCTGACGACGACAGACATTAATGGCGGTACGATTGATGGTACGTCGGTCGGCGCATCAGTAGCGTCCTCAGGTGCGTTCACAGACTTTTCTGCGTCAGGTACAGCGAGCTTCACATCGACTGGGGCTGTAAAGTTACCAGTAGGCACGGTCGCTCAACGTCCTACTCCTGCGGCGGGAATGCTGCGGTTTAACGACGATTCAGACGAGTTTGAAGGATACAATGGCACGGCTTGGTCATCGGTAGGTGGATCAGCCATTAGCAATGACACCTCGACTGCGACGAACGTCTACCCATTGTTTGCTAATGCGACATCTGGCACAGCGTCAAGCGTGTTCACAAGCAATGCCAATCTGTTGTACAAGCCAAGCACAGGTGAGTTTCAATCAACGGTTCTGAATGCGTCGAACGGCATTGTCGTCAACAGCGCAACAGTCGGTATAAGCTACTCAATCCCAATCGGCAGTAACGCCATGAGCGCAGGTCCAGTCGCAGTAAGTTCTGGCATCACAGTCACCGTGCCATCAGGCAGCGTCTGGACAATTGTTTAAGGATAAATTATGGCGCAAAGTTCGTTCACTCCAATAATTCCATACCACAGCACCACGGCTGGTAACGTACCGCTTGCCGCTAATATGGCAATTGGCGAGATTGCGCTCAACGCAAATGATCGTGTGATCTTCACAAAAGACGGCACAGGTCTCGTAGTCGCAATCGGTAGCGGAGCAACGGGTGGCGGTGGCGACACGGTATTTATTGAAAACAGTAAGGTTGTGACGGCAAACTATACAATCCCATCTGATAAAAACGCTATGAGCACAGGTCCGATCTCAATCAATTCGGGCGTGACAGTAACCATTCCCACGGACTCTGTCTGGGTCGTTCTTTAAGGATAATCATGTCAGGAAATCTCAAACTCAACACCACAAGCGGCGGCAGCATTGCGCTCACGCCAGAGAACACGGCTAGTACGATCACGGTGACTGTCCCTGCTGTCACGGCAACGCTGCTGACTACTGCTACTGCGGGTGTGCCTATTGGTGGGCCAGCGTTTAGTGCTTATTTAAGCGCAAATCAAGCAGGTGTAGCAAGCGCCACTCAAACAAAAGTAGCATTAAATGTTGAGGATTTTGACACCAACAATTGTTTTAATACGGCAAACTCTAGATTTACTCCAACCGTTGCTGGCTATTATCAATTTAATGGCGTTCTATATTTTGGTGGAACAGGCAGCTACACAGGGTGTACGGTTTTTAAAAATGGAGTTGCAAATACTTCTGGAAGTACTACCAATGCAAATAATGGTGAGGTTATTTCTGTAGTTTCTTGCATACTATATTTGAACGGGACAACAGATTATGTTGAACTGTACGGGTTTTCTGTATTGGTTGCCGGAACAGGAACTTTTACCGCTAACTCAACCAGATTTTCAGGCGCAATGGTAAGGAGCGCAACATGACCCTATACGACAAACTGATGCAGCTCTACCCAGACCTGACACCACAAGACTTTATGACCACTATCCGCCTCCAGAATGACTCAGACGGAAACGGTGACTACATCAAAGAGTGGAATCACACTTATCCCCGTCCGACTGACGAGCAATTAGGAGCAGCATAATGTCGACTTTATCGGTCACAAACTTAAAGAACGCAGCGTCAGCGACTAATAACATTGTCCTAGCTACTGACGGCAGCGTGTCGATTAGCGGTAACAACTACTCCCCTCAGACAGGTTTTAAGAACCGCATCATCAACGGTGCAATGACGATTGACCAGAGGAATGCTGGGGCGGCAATTAACTCAGCTTCGGGTGCTGGAAACTACGCTGTTGATAGGTTTGCATACAATGCCAGTCAAACTGGTAAAGTCAACTTGCAGCAGACCACAGCAAACATTGCTCAAACAAACGGCTTTGGGTACTGTCTTGCGGTTACATCAACGTCCGCATATTCTGTTACATCTACAGATTACTTTTTTGTAGAGCAGCGGATTGAGGGTTCTAACATTGCTGACATTGGTTGGGGAACAAGCGCATCAAAAGCTGTTGCAATGTCATTTGTTGTTTATTCTAGTCTTACAGGCACTTTTGGCGGCTCGTTAATTGTAGGGTCTGGTTCTTACCCATTTTCTTATTCAGTACCAGTAGCAAACACATGGACTCAAATTAGCGTTAGCGTTCCTGCAAACACTACTTACACACCTACATCATTAACAAATGGCACAGGTGTGCGTGTTATGTTTGGGCTTGGATCAGGCTCAACATTAACAGCAGCGGCAGGTTCTTGGCAATCGGGTACTTTTGTGCAACCTACTGGCTCTGTATCCGTAGTCGGCACAAGTGGAGCTACCTTCTATATCACAGGCGTACAGCTAGAGAAAGGCACAGCCGCTACACCGTTTGAGTTTAGGAGTATTGGGACTGAGCTTGGGTTATGCCAGCGGTATTGCAGACCATTAGGTGATGGGGCGGTCGGTAACGCAACCCAAGCAACTGCTGTCACATTAAACTTGGTCTGTACCCCTGAAATGAGGGCTGCGCCAACAGCTACGTTAACAGACACTTCAGTAAATATTTCTGATAACTTTTTCTCAGATCATACTTCGTCTGGGTCTATCTTAGCATCAGCAAATATTTCTGCTTACGGCGGAAGATTTAACATAAATGGATTTACCGGATTAACGCAAGGACGTTTTTACAATGCGTTTGGAAACACAAACGGTTCATTTATTCTGCTTAGTTCGGAGTTATAAGCCATGTATCAACTAATCAACGACAGCATTACAGGCGCACCCTCCTGCATCAAACGGCTCTCCGATAACGCATTTATCCCAATGGATGAAGCCAACAGCGACTACGCTGAATATTTAGCATGGGTTGCGCTTGGCAACACACCCCTACCAGCGGACGGAGAATAATATGCCCATCACTATCAGCGGTTCGACAGGAATTTCCGGTGTTGACGGCTCATCCGCTACACCCGCCTTGCAAGGTACGGATACTAATACGGGTATCTCATACGGCACGGATATTGTCACGATCAACACAGGCGGCACAGCAAGGGTCACGACTGACGCTTCGGGTAATGTGGGGCTTGGTGCAACTCCTAGTGCTTGGAATGTTTTATTTAAAGTATTTGAAATTGGTACGGCTGCCTCTTTTGTTGGCACTTTTAATAGTGCTGATATTTATATGGCGTTTAACGGCTATTTTGATACAAGCTGGAAATATAAAACTAGCAACTTTGCCACACGATATGTACAAGGCAACGGCGCACATACTTGGTTTAACGCCCCCTCTGGCACAGCAGGAAACGCTATTTCGTTTACGCAAGCGATGACGCTTGATGCCTCTGGCAACTTGCTGGTGGGGACTACGGCAACGATTGGCAATGGTAAAATTTCTGTAAAAGGAAATGTTAATTTAACTGCTATAGGGGTTCAAGTCGGTGCAGATGGTAATTACGGGATTCAGTTTCAAAATGCCGCAAATTCTAATGCTGGATTTATTCAAGTAAATACATCCTCAACTAATTATTCAACATCCTCCGACTATCGCCTAAAAGAAAACGTAACGCCTATGACGGGCGCACTTGAGAAGATAGCGGCACTCAAACCTTGCACATACACATGGAAAGCAGACGGTAGCGCAGGACAAGGCTTCATTGCTCACGAACTCCAAGCCGTAGTCCCAGACTGCGTAACAGGCAAAAAAGATGCTATTGAAACAATCGATGACCTAGACGCTGAAGGTCGTAAGATTGGCACAAAAGAAGTGCCACGCTATCAGGGTGTAGATACTTCATTCTTAGTGGCTACTCTCGTAGCGGCAATTCAGGAGCTAAAGACTGAGGTTGACGCACTCAAGGCTGGGTAATGGAACACAAGGACACCAAAGATACGCTAATGGGCGTACTTAGTTACATCAACAGCCCGTTTAAGCTGTTCGTGGTTGTCCTCTTGGGTGTGCTTGGTTTCATAGGCTATTTCGTGTACACCCATCAAGGCGTGATGGTCGGTGCGTACATGAAAAGCCGAGAGTTACCCAAGCTCGATGAAAGCAGATTTGACATAGCAGCATCGATGTTGTTCAGAGAAACGAAAGCGGAAACCGTTTCTATTTTTGCGGTAGACCCTATCTTAAACAAGCGTGTGTTGGTTCGAGCATACGCTAAAGACGGTGGTAGACAGAAGTTGTTAGAAGGTGCAAACGTAGGTTTATTTTCTGGCAACCATAGCAACAATGCTGACGTAGTAAAGCTCATGTCTGGAGAAGTCCCTTGCGGTGCTTACCTGCGCCCACAGAGCGAGGCAGGGCTTTGGTATATCCATCAAGGCGTTCGCTTTACCTGTCGTGTTTCTGTACCCCCAGACATTAGCCAATTCATCGGTCAAATTACTTTAGGTTGGGCAGGTGAGCCAGACCTT